AATGAAGCGTTAACAAAGCAACATTGTGAACGTTTTGAAAAACTTGCCAAGCTAATACGCAAAGGCAATATCTCGGACGAAATGGGATTGTCCATTGAAGCCGAACTATTAAAGCTAAAATCATTGATTGAACAATTCACAACGCCGGTTGAAGAAACCACGTTGCCGAAAAACGCGGTTGATGCTGACGAACCTTTTAATTATATGTTAAACCTTTTCCAAAAAATTTAATCATGGAAGAAAACACAAAAAATCAAATTGATTCGATTGCAAAAGAAATTGAATCGAAATTTGAAAACGTTGCGTCAACTAACAAAGACGAATTCAACGCGTTGACTGAAAAATTCAACGACCTGAATTCAAGAATTGACGCCCAAGAAGTAGCGACCAAAAAATTCAATGAAAGTCGTGAACCAAAATCATTCAAGAATACACTAACAAAAGCAATTTCCGAAGGTGCGATTGACGCCCTTAAAAACGGAAACGCCCGTTCAGCTAAATTCGAAATAAAAGCGGACATGACAACCGGTGCGGATTTTACCGGCGAAGTCATTCCAGCGGATAGAGTTGCGGGATATAAGTTTGACCCAACGCGTTCAACGCACGTTCGTCAACTTATTCCAACGGGTTCAACTGCGTCTGACGTAGTTCGTTTCGTAAAGGAAAGCGGATATTCAAACGGTGCAGCTGCAACGTCTGAAGGTTCGACCCTTACTCAATCGGATTTTGACATGACCGCAAGCGATGCAAACGTTCAGAAAATTGGAACGTACTTCAGAATTTCAGAAGAAATGCTTGCCGACACACCACAACTTACAAGCTATCTTTCAGCGCGTGCGCCTGAAAAACTATTGGAAGTTGAAGACACACAAATTTTAAGCGGAACCGGTGTTGCCCCACAATTAAGTGGTATCATTACCGATTCAGCTGACTTCGCGGCGGGTGGCTTTGCCAACGCTATCGAAAGCGCAAATGAATTTGACGTTTTGACAGTTGCAATGAATCAATTGTCACTTTCAAATTACCAAGCGAACTATATCATGATTAATCCAACGAGTTTTCATAAGATATTGTTGCTAAAGGATTCAAATAACAATTATTTGAAAGACCAATGGTATCAAGGTTTGGAACCAAGAATCAACGGCGTTCCCGTAGTTCTTTCAACTGCAATCACTTCCGACAAATATCTAATCGGAAACTTTAGCGTTGGAACACAACTTTGGGTTCGTGACAATGTTTCTGTTGAATTCTTCAGAGAAGACGGAACGAATATCCGTGATGGTTTCGTGACGTGTCGTGTAATGGAACGCGTTGCGCTTACTAACTACCTACCAAACGCATTTGTAAACGGTGATTTCAGCGTTGACAAAGCCGCGCTTGAAACTGCTTAATAAGTAAGCAAATAGACCATAAAAGGGGCGCATTTGTGTCCCTTTTTTTTGTGTCTTATATTCTTAGAAATAAAAAATTTTCTTTTTTTTTAAAATTTATTTGCAATTAATAGAATTTATTTATTATCTTTGGGGTATTAAACAATGAAACAACAATGAAAAATCTAATTAAATTATTAATAAATTCAAACCCTTGTGTTGAATTCGAAACTGAAAATGATTTCGGTCACATTCAATTTGATGAAAAAAATTGGTCAATCTTTTTCAACGCGAAATGCGTGCATGTTTCAAAAACTTTTGATTCAGCATTCAACAAACTTGTGAAACTTGGAATTGACGAAACAAATATAATTTTTGAACAATGAAAAAATTTGAACAAATGATTTACGTCGGCGTTTACTCAATTGGTGTTGGCGCGTTGATTGTTGGATTCCTTGCGTTCGCCGCTTGGTTTGACACGATTGTATTATGACACTTATTCAGCAAATAAAAGAACAGTTGAAGGAATTGGAATCGAAATCCAATTTCATGACCGTACATGACAAGATATTTTTGTCAAGGGTTTCAAAGAAAATTGAAGACCTTGAAGACCGCATTCGGCAAAAGTCGGATTTTTAATTTTCATTATTTTTCTATTTGGTTTTAATTGTTGAAAACCCGTTGAACATTCAGCGGGTTTTTTTTTGTAATTTAGTTACAACCAACAAAAACAAATGAACGTCAATCAAAAAGGTTGTTTCGCTGAATACAAGTTTGCAACCGCCGCAATGGAATGCGGTTTGAATGTTTCAATGCCTTTGCTTGATTCTTCAAAATACGATTGCATTGTTGAACACGAAGGGCGTCTTTCAAAAGTTCAAATTAAAAACGCAAACAACCGGGTTCAATCGGAAATTAAAAAGGGGGTTTTCGTAAATTTGCGCCCGTCCGGAACGTTTTACAATAAAGATTTCGTTGACATTTTTGCAATTTATATTTTTGACGGTTTTTTTATTATTCCAAATAAAGAACAACGCGCCTTCAGGTTTATTCAAAGCGGAAAATATTCAAATTTTTTTAATAACTTTGCACCATTCTTCAATTAGTAGGATTTTTTCATTGTTTCATTAGGAAAAAGCGTCGAATTTGTTCGGCGTTTTTTTTTGTATTTTTGTTAAATAAAATCACAAATCATGAAAGTAAAAATGACAAAGCGCATCAAGCACGGTTCAAACTTGTTTGAAGTCGGTGAAGTTTACACCGTTGGCGCAATCACTGGGCATTCATGGGTTTCAAAAGGTTACTGCGAAGAACACAAAGAAGAACCCAAACCCAAAGCAAAAAAGGTAAAAAAAGCGGAACCCAAAATTGAAGAATAATGCGACAAATTGAAATCGTATCGACAACGGGTTCGGAATTGATTACAACTTCAGACGTCAAAGACTACGTTCGTATTGACACAACCGCTGACGACACGTTGATTGACCGCATGATTGTCCAAGCGCGCATTTGGTGTGAAAACTACATTTCGCGCGACATAGTTGCAAAAGAACGCAAATATTACATGGACAAAGCCGAAGGATTTATTCAGATTCCTTTTGCGCCAGTTGCGACAATTGCAAGCGTGACCGTTCAGGGTCAAACGGCGGAATATCAAGAAAAAGGATTGAACAAAGAACAAATCATTTTGACAAGTGGTGTTAATCAAGTTTTGTCCGGTTCTAATACGTCGTTTGCAATGGAAGTTTTAATTACTTACACAACGGCGGGATTGTCGGACGATTTAATAAAACAAGCACTTCTTCAAATGGTTTCAACTTATTATGACAACCGCGCTGACTTTATTGAAGGTGGACGCATATTAAGTGAAATCCCGACAGACGTGAAGTCAATTTTGGCGTCATATAAAACAATGTTCGTGTAATGCAAAGCGGTGATTTTAATTCGCGAATTAAGATTTTGCGCCTTGCAAAGACCGCGGACGGTTTTGGGGGGTTTACATCAACCGAATCAACCATTGCGACGGTTTGGTGCAAACAAGTCGAGAAACGCGGGGAAATCGAACAAGAAGGCGGATTGCGGCAACGCAAACTTGAAATTGAATTGCAATTCAGAAAAAAGACCGCCGACCAAATTTTGGATTCGGACATTTTGCAATTTGACGGTGCAAGCGAAAAAATGAGAATCAACGACCGAATTGATTCGGTTGAAGACTTTTTCACAACAATCAAAGCGACTGAAATATAATGGCAAAAAAATTTCAATATACGCGCGTTTATGTTGACCCGGTTGATTTGAAAGAACTTGACCAAAAAATGAAACGTTTGTTTAAACTTTCAAAACAAGAATTGTCAAATGAAGTTGGCGGTTGGGGACTTACAACGCAACGCCTTGCAAAAGAACGTGTCCCGCGTGACACGGGTGATTTAATGAAGTCAATCAAAGCACAACGTAAAGGTGATGAAGCGGTTGTTGAAGCTGGCATGAATTACGCGCCTTATGTTGAGTTTGGAACGGGACGAAGTGTTGATTTGTCCGAAATTGACGAACTTGGAATTCCGCAATCGTATGCGGCGCAATTCAAAGGCAAAGGAAACAAGGGTGTCAATTTGCCAGCGCGTCCTTATTTGTATAATTCAGCACGCCAAGCATTGCACGAAATGTTGTCAAACATGAATCGAAAAATTAAAAACATTGTCAAATGAAAGACCCAATTCGTTTTGTCCGCAAAGGAATCCTTGACGCCCTTGACGGAAATGTTCAATTGGATTCGGTTGACGTACCGGTTTATGGGCGCGTACCTTCAAATGCGTCGTTTCCTTACATTCGCGTTTATTCACTTGAAACAAATGAGGTTGACAACAATCGTGATTCCTTCAATACCCAAGTCATTACACGAATTGAAGTCAATACGCGTTTTGATTCCGACACCGGGGGTGAACTTGATTGCAATATAATCACCGACAAAATTACGCAAATCGTGCGCACACGTTCAGGCGGTTATGTTGACCTTGGTTCAAATGGTTTCAAAATATACACTTCAGAAATCGAATCAATATCGTATATTGAAGACGACATGATTGACAAAACTTATTTTCGTTCAATTATGGAACTATCAAACCGCGTGTTTCAAATATGAGAAGAATTGACCAAATCATTGTTCATTGTACGGCAACACCCGCCGGACGTGAAACAAGTGTTGACGAAATAAGAAGTTGGCATTTAAAGCGGGGATTCTCTGACATTGGATATCATTTTGTCATTGGTCTTGACGGGTGCATTGAAGACGGGCGACCCATTGAAAAAATTGGCGCGCATTGCAAAGGAAAAAACCGTCATTCAATTGGCGTTTGTTACGTTGGCGGAATGGACAATAAAATGAAAAATTGGATTGACACCCGAACACCCGAACAATGTTTGGCACTTGAAGAACTACTTTGGCAACTGAAGGGAATGTTTCCGCATGCGGGAATATATGGACACAACAATTTTTCGACAAAGGCGTGTCCAAGTTTTGACGCCGTTGAAGAATACAAACACATCACAACCTAAAAAACCGCGCACAATGTCTAAAAAAAAGTCGTTCAAAGAAACGAAAGTCGGAAAATTTTTGAATCAAATTGGTTCAACCATTGGTTTGGGACTTGGTGATGTATTGCCGGATTCGGGCGTTTTGGGTGTTGTAAAGCGTTTAATTGAAAAAGATGACACGATACCACAACCGGACAAAGAAACGGCATTGAAAATGTTGGAAATGGATTTGGTTGAAATGCAAGAAGTAACAAAGCGTTGGCAATCCGACATGTCAGCAACCGGAACTTGGCTGACAAAAAATGTTCGCCCTTTGACACTTGTGTTTTTTTCGCTTTCATACGTGACGGGTTGGTTTTTGGAATACCCTCTTGATTCAATCCAAGGTGTTTTGTCATTAATTGTTGGCGCTTACTTCGGAAGCCGTGGCATTGAAAAAGTCATGGGCAATAACCGTCACAAATAAAAAGTCAAATTGTAAATTCGTAAATTTGTAAAAATTTCGATTTCATGGCTTCACTTACTGACAAAAGAATCAAAAACACTTACGACGGACTTTTAAAAACAACCGACAATGACCCGCT